CCAAGTTATATTGGATCGTTTACAACTTATAACATCTGCCTCACTAGGATGCTCCGTACCAATCGGATGAGAATGTATTACAGCAATAATTTTTCCATATCTATCCTCCGTATTAGCCCAATCCAAAGGGTCTAACAAAAACTGCAAATTATTATGTAAAGCAAGATTTTTACAGGGTATATATTTATCTTTATTTAAATAATTAACAAGCAGACCACATGATTCTCTAGGTGCTTGCTGTTCTGCATGAACAAAAGCATCTTCTTGCCATGTCATTGATTTAAAAAAGTACCAATACGAGGAAAAAGATCCCTTGTTGCTACTCTTTTAGGTAATTTTAAATTTATAAGGTCAAGTTCAGATGCAAGTTCAAATTGTACAATTTCTCTATTTTCCGTTACTTTTCTATCAATAAAATAAATTTCCTGTGGTAGTTCCTGTGTTGTATCAGGTGTTCCAAATGGATTTGTACCGCCAGTAAAGTTTGCAGCGTCTAAGAATCTTGCAAGTGTTCTAATCCTTGTAAACTTTGCACCATTTAAATCATTATTGGCAGTGACAGCATTAACTGTTGCAAACAATGCAGTAATAGTTCCTAAAACATTTGATATTGTAAAAGTTGGTCTTGGGATAGCACCACCAGCACCATCAAACTCAAAACCTTCAGCCTGACATGGAAACTTTTGATATGTATTCCCTTGCCATATAACATCACCATTGTTTAAATCGTTTGAGCCAGCATGAAAACGCTGTACAGCAGTTGATCCATGTAATGTGCTATCTAGTGTCAAAGTAAAAAGCTCTATGACTGAACTAGGATTAATCTTCTGTAATTCTGATACTGGTATTGGCATTAGGGTTCAAATACTTCTCTAAAAGTTGTTGTAATAACTGCCCTATTATTATATGGAATTGATTTTGACCAAGATTCACAAACAAACTGTGATGAACTTGATTCGGCTGGTGGGGTAAATGTAAAGCTAGCTTTATCTAAAGCTCTAGCGTCTAAAAATGTTTCTATGGTATCTGAATCAGTTTCAGATACTACAAATGTGAGATCAATTGTTTTAGGATTTTGATTTAATCCAAAGATTAATCTGTGTTCATATCCGTCACCAAGTTTAATAACTTTAGTATTTGGACTGCTGTTTTTTCTCATCCCATAAGTGGGCTGTATTGATGGAAAGTTTGCCATTACCTACTTAATAAACCTCCAGATCGTTTTTCTTTAATTAATCTTTCTTGGATAGCTGCTCCAATAAGATTTCCTAATTGTTGTGCATCTGGTGTATTGCCAGATACAGTAGAACCAGACGCATCAACGGAAACATTAACAATATTAGTTGTACTGCCTCCTAGTTGGTTATTTGGTGTAATAAACCCACGACTAGATCCCATTGTTAAAATCTCTGGGCCTTTCTCACCAACTACAAAAGCACCACCAGCAGAAACAGGGCCACCATTTGCTCTCTTGCCAAGATTCTTAAATACATCACCTAGAAATCCTCCGAATCTTTCACCAAGACCAGCGATTGATCTTTGAATTGCAACTTCAATTAATGATCGTTTAAGATCATTTAATACACTAACAGCAGCTTGAGCTAAAGTTTTTGTACCCTCTACAGCATCAGCAAGATTAGATACAATTCCATCTTCTACACTTTTTCCAATATTTAAAAAGAGTTGTTCTTGATCTTGAAGATTTTTATTTTTTTCTTTTGTTAGTAAATTAGCTAATTTAAGTTGTTTATTCTCATCTAATGCAAGTCTAAGATTTGCAAATTTTGTAGCATTTTCTTTACTCATTTCACCATTATTTTCAATTAAAAGTTTATTTTTTCTTTCTTCAAGTCTCTCTATTTCTGCTTTAAATTCTGCTTGTATTTTTCCTTTCTCTGTTAACTCCTTTTCAATTTTATTATTTTTTTTCAAAGCCTCATTTGATTTATTTATATTTTTTAACTGAGTATCAAAAAATCTTCCTAAATCTCTTTGCTCTGCATCTGGTAAAGCATCTTTCAATTTATTTAAATTTTTAGTTACTTTTGATATTTCTTCTTTAAAATCTGCTGTATCTTTTGTAAACACATCTAAACCAGTGGTAGTTAAAAGAAAATCTAAAATTTTATTTCTTTTTGCTAATTGCTCATTAAGATTTTTTACACTTGTTTCTAATTGTTCTATTTCTTCACGTTGTATTTCAGCACTCCCAGTTTCAAGTAACTGATTAAATTCTTTTTGTGCGTTGTTTGCTTTTAATATCTCAGCGACTAAAAATCCTAAACCTACAACAAGTAGGCCAACTCCTGTTTTAGCCAAAGCTAACTTAAAAGCATTTGCGGCAGCAGTCGCATTAGCAAAAGCAACAGTGGTTGCAGCAAGAGTAGTGTTTGTAGCTACAAATTGACCTGTAAAGATCTTTGCTCCTAAACTCAACACAGCAAAATTAGTTTTTAATGCAACTATTTGTGCAGATAAAATCGGAATAATTACAGTGACTCCTTTTATTGCTAATCCAAATCCAATAAATATTGCTGTAACTTGCCCTAATTCACTGTCAACAAATCTTGCAAACCCCTCCACAAGTTTTGTGGTGGCTTCTGTGACTTTTAAAATAATTGGAAAAACTTTATCAGCTAATGCAATCTGTAAATCTAATACCGCATTTGAAAAATCTTTAAATTTTTGTTCAACTGAATCATCAATTATGTCTTCTAATTGATCGCTTAGTTCATTAGCAGAACCAGCTAAAGCTCTTATTATAATATCTGCTTTTAATAATCCTTTGGAAGCAAATTCTTTTAACCTACCTGTCCCTATCCCTGTTTCATCAGATATTGCTTTTAAAAGTTGTGGGACTTGTTCTGCAATGGTTCTAAATTCATCACCTTGTAAACGTCCAGAACCTAAAGCTTGAGCTAATTGTGTAAAAGCTGCACTTGCCTCTGTTGCATTTAAACCGGCAGAAATAGCAATGCTGTTAAATCCAAAAAATACTGTTTCAATTTCATTTAGACTTATTCCAAGTGGTCTTAATCTTGCAAAAATATCAGTTAATCCTCTTGTTGCCTCGATAATTGATAAATTAAATTTATCTTGAGCTTTCGTTACTAATTCTTGTACTGCTGAAAACTCCCCAAACTCTGAAGTTAATACTTTCATTCTTAATTCAAGAGATTGAAAAGTTGTCGCTTGTGCAATAGTTTTTTGAGCTAGAACTGTAAATCCAACACCAGCAATAGCTGTTTTTAACCCACCAAAAGATTGTTGTAATTTATTTGTTTGATTCTGTACACCTTTTAAAGCACTTGTCGCACCAGTAGCATCAACTCTTAGTTTTACAATACTTTCTGCCACTAATAAAAAAAGTCTTTACTATATATTACCTTGATTTAGCTCTTTGACGATCAGATTGTCTTTTTTCGTTCTCATACTTAATTTCATAATACGCAGCCCAATGTATAAGCTCTTCTTCAGATAAAGAAGTTCTAAGTTCATATAATGTTTTACCAAGTTCTGTTGCTAGGAAAAACTCAAAGTTTAGCCAGTTATCCCCTCTTATCCGTTTTTTGCTGTATTTATATCAAGCTTTATATCAAATAAAAATAATTCAATCTCATTTAAAACATTCTCTGGAATAAATCTGTGCAATTCTGCGGCATCTGCCATATTGAAAGCTTTGCTACCATCTTCCAACTCTGCCATTTGACAAAGAACATGAGTAGTCATTGTTAATGCTTCTTCTGTTCCAGCAGCAGCTTGAGCCTTCTTTCTATCGTATCTAGTTAAAGGTTTAAAATATAAAGTTTCAATAACATCACCCTTAGAATTTTTCCACTCGTATTTTCTTCTAGTGGTCATTTCCTCCTTATAAGATTCTGTAAGAAGGTCAATTGTTCTTTTAGATGCCATAATTTTGGGGTTGGTAAATTAATTAAATAGCGGAAGTAATAGTTCCGTTT